TGCTACCCCTTGGACTACTCCAGGCGTGGGCCTTCCAAACATATCTAGTATTCAGCAGGCAGGTAACCAAACGGTAATTAACTCAAAGCTGAATGATAACAACGTAAATGGAGGAGGGCAGGTATCTGGTAACGTTATCGGAAAGGGTAACCTAGTGGCACCAGGTACAAAGACGGTAACCGTAGCCACGGGAGCTATTGTAGATGAGGATGGGATCACCGTGGATAACCTTCGGGTATTAGGTACATTCAATGGCCGTACAATAGTACAGAATGCTCCATACTTATATACGGCTAACCTTGTTCAGATAGGAGCTGCTGCACCTGTGCCTTACTTACTTGAGGCATCCTTTGGCAACATCACCTGGCAATATAACGGGGTAGGCCAATATCAGGGATTAATAGAGCAGTTTGATCTAGGAGCCATACCATCGGATAGGATAACGGTAATGATTAACCATACCTTTTACAATGGGCTTTATAATGCCTATTATTCAGCCGTAGATAATAGCATATATATTGATACCAGTGCCATAGGGATAGGCCTATCTGATAACCTACTGAACTATACAACAATTGAAATAAAATACTATCCATAATGAATCAAGTTGAGATACCTATAGTAATACAGGGCATTGGTGCCATGAGGGCAGAGCTTCGAGAATTAAAAGGGGCTATTGCTGAGGCTACTGATCCCGAACAGATGGCCGAGCTCTCTGCCAGAGCAGGGGAGTTGAAAGATAAGATAAGTGATGCCAATGATGCGGCCAATGTGTTTGCATCGGGGAGTAAGTTTGAGCAGGTCAGTAACTCATTAGGAGGGATTAAGGATAGCCTCATGAGCCTTGACTTTGAAGAGGCAAACCAAAAGGCTAAGGTATTCAGCCAGGTAATCGGAAAGATAAACCCTGCCGAACTAGGCAAGAGCTTTAAGAGTTTCATGGGGGTATTAGGTACAATGGGCGGAGCGTTTGTAAAGCTAGGAGTAACCATCCTGACTAACCCTATTTTTTTACTTGTTGCAGTAATTACTGCTATTGTGGTAGCCATTGGTTACTTCATGAATAAGCTCGGATTATTGCAACCTATACTCGATAGTATTAAGGCATCTGTAGGATTTCTCGTTGATGGCTTCTATGCACTAACCGATGCACTAGGAATAACGGATAAGGCAGGTGAGGAACAAGCTGCAAAACAAAAGGCACAAACCGAGGCACAGATTGCTAACATCGATAGGCAGATTGAGGCAGAAGAGCGAAAGAAAGCGGCCATAACCAATGCTTTTAATTTGCGAGACAATCAATTCAAGAGAGATATAGAGCTAGCCAAAGCAGAGGGTAAAAATACATTTGAGCTTGAGAAGCAAAGGATCATCGCATCCATTGCCTACAAGAAGAGAATGATTGAAGAGAACAAGGTGATATTCAAGCAAATTGATGCGAAGAGATTATTACTACTTTCTCAGATGGATGTGAATGGATCTGTGGCCACAGGTACCCAGGCACAGGTGGATCAATTGAATAAAATTAACGAGCAGCTTATAAAACAAACTCAAGCTAATGAGCAACTCAATGACCAGATAAAGGATGGCCAAAACGAGCTCAAGATATTACAGATAGAAGAGAACAAAAGACAAGCTGAAGCTAGCAAGGCACAGCAAAAGATCAATGAGGATAATGCTAAGAAGGCAGCCGATAACAATAAAAAGATAGCCGATAACAACAAGAAGGCGGCATCAGATGCTAAGGCTCAGAGAAAGCAACAGGTGGCTGATATCCAAACTCAGTACACTGAACAGCTCAAGCTAGAGGCTGAAGCTGTAAAGAACAGAACGGCCCTAATAGCTGAAGGAACTGATAAGGAGAAGATGGTCAGAGAGCAGGCCTTCCAGGATTACAAGCAGAACTTCTTAGAGGAAAAAATGAAGGAGGAGAAAGCGGCCATTGACAATGAGTACATAACTAAGGGTGGAAGCATACAGAACTATGAGAAAAAATTAGCACAGCTTAGGCTAGATGCTATGAGCAAGCTAACAGCTCAGGAGCTTCAGATATTGAAGGATGCTGAGACCTTGAAAAATAATGAGATACTAGCCATTAACCAAAAGGCTGCAGAGCAGTTTGCGGCCAACCAGGTACGCATCAATGATCTAACCATTGAGGCAATGGCTGAAGGTGCGGAGAAAGAGGCCATCATGCAAAAGCAAAAGTATGATAAGCTAAGAGAGGAGGCCAAAAAAGATACTACACTAACTGAGGAGCAACGTAGGCAGATCATTGCTATCTATGATCAGATGGATGCCGATGAAACTCAGAAGCGAAATGATGAAAGGCTGAAGGCTCAGAGTGATCTGGCCCTGTCATTGGCTGATGAGAAAACCAGAGCACTGGCAGAGGTAGAGGCGAAGTACCTACAGGATCAGGAACTAGCCAAGGGTAACTATGAGCTACTAGAAAAACTAAGAAAGGATCACGAGGCTAAGGTAACAGAGATAAACAATAAGGCAGAACAGGATAGGATAGATAGTGCACAAAAAGAAAGGGATGCTAGGCTAACATTGGCAGGTGATATAGCGGATGGCATTACAGATATCGCAAAGGGCTTAGTCAATGACCAGAAAAAACTAGAGAAATTCAATAAGGCAATGGCATTGGTTCAGATAGGAATCGATACAGGTAAAGCAATCAGCTCCCTTGTTGCAGCATCTCAGGCAAACCCTGCCAATGCAGTAACAGCAGGTACGGCAGGTGTTGCACAGTTTGCTGCTGGTATTATTCAGATTGCCACGAACATAGCTAAGGCTAAACAGATACTAACATCTGGAGGCTCACCTTCCTCAAGTGGTGGAGGTGGGGGTGCATCTAATGGTAATGGCAGTAGTGTTACTCAGGTAGTGCCACAATCGGCTCAGCTCTTTGGATCAGCCAATACAGGCAACGTAATGAGTGCAGGTGGAGGAGCTGTTGAAACTGGAGGCATGACCGTTACTGCCATCGTATCTGAAACTCAAGTTACCAACGTGCAGAATAAGATAAATAAAATAAACAAAAACGCAGAATTATGATAAGTTTGCAAAGTATAATTAACAATGTGGTGAACTTCTATTCACAGCACAAACAGGTAAAGAAAGTCGGTAGCGATTTCAAAGAACAGTTATTTAACTTCGCTACCCAGGATGAGAAATACCCTATCATTTTTATTGTGCCTGATGCTGTTATCCCTACCGAGAACACTACTGAATTTACCCTGGATATTTACTGCTATGATATAATTCAAAAGGACAGGGCTAACATCATAACCATCCTAAGTGATTGCCATCAGATCCTGAATGATTTGTATGTATATTATTTTTTCGGTATTGACAGGAGCATGGATGTTATCGGGGTGCCTACCTTTACCGCATTGAATAATGATTTACTAGATTATGCGGCAGGGTATCAGATGAGTATTACCTTTGCACTTAATGACTGGACCGATTGCGCTGTACCGATTTAAACATTTGCCCTGGTTAATGTAATATAGGTATGACATTACCTAAATGGTGGGGGGATTGGAGGGGAAACCTTACCCCTCATACTGGAGATTTACAACCTACTGACCTAATCGAATGCACTCAGATAGTAGCAGGACAACCTGTTAATACTGCAATCACAGGACAGCAGATAATCAATGCAGCATCTGGTGGGGGTGCAACTTGGGGAAACATCACAGGTACCTTGAGCTCTCAAACTGATTTAAATACTGCCTTGAATGGTAAGCAGGCAACCTTAGTAAGTGGCACTAATATTAAAACAGTTAATGGGAACTCATTGGTAGGTGCAGGTGATGTTAATCTAAACCCCAAGGCCCTAGGATATTCTGCATCTACAGGATCATTGAGCGTATCGACAGCAGTAACTATATCTAAGGCCTTGAGAATACCAGCCAATACATTGACTACTGATACATTACTTGAGATACAATGGCGTATGATACGGGTAACAGGTAACACGGGGCAGGTGCATACAAGGCTGTACATCAATACCAGCAACAGCATGACAGGTGCTACATTGATATCTGGTACCAGCTCATTGAATGGAGGCGGAGTACAGCAGGCCATCAAATGTGATAAGACAATCACTTGCAGAACTAATGGTTTTTCATGGATGAACTCAGGGGCTAGTGAATTTACAGGCGTAGGATTGAATGCCTACAACTTAAATAGAACAGTAGATCAATATCTATTATTTACAGTACAATCAGCTACGAATGGAGAAACCTGTTTAGTTGATTTTTTCAGAGTGTTGCAATATGCCTAGATACGCAAAAAACGGAGTATTTAACATCCTTTACCCTACCAGGAGAAGGATGGCCACGATCTTAAAAAGAATCATTAGGCAGAACGGCCTAGTAGATACCCGTACTTTGGAGGATAGCGTGAGAATAAACGCACAAATAACAGGCTTCAGTACCCTTGAGATTGAGATCGTGGCGATGTATTACTTTATATTTCTAAACAATGGTGCTTTCCTTTGGAATGGAGGGGTAATACCTCCTTATAATTTGGTTCGCCAATTTACCGATGAGCTAACAAGTGCAGGAATAATAACAGAAATATACAGCCAATATACTGAATGGCTTACAAAAAATTACCCTATCCTAGAGATTGTGCCTATCTTAGAAGAGGAGCAAAGCATTGTATATAACTTCTATGCCCTAGATGCACCGCCTGATTTCACTCCAGGCTTTCCGCTAGATGTTTAACTCTTTCTTCATTCCTATCATATTGAAAACAAAAGTAAGTTTTAGCTTACCTAGCTTCTCAGCTTTGGTTAAATCACCATTGCATAGGCTGTAGATCATTTGCTCCCATGACCATTTCGAGGCTTTTTTTTCCGCTTCAATTTCATCGAGCTCCTCCTTAGTTAGCTTTGCTTTCTCCTCATCAGATAGATCCGTATCATCCACATCTCCAAATAAATTTTTGTACGTTTCGTAAAAGTGCTTACGGAACTTTATGAACTCATTAATAATGCCGTAGATATCTGTGATGGGTAGATCTAGGAACTGCTCAGCCCTATTGTTAAGGTCAAAATCATACGGCTCCATGACCTCCTCCTGCCATTCGTTAAGGCGTACTTTCCTGTACAGGATAGCACAAATCTTATCTAGGTTATCCACATAGTCATTAGTGAACAAGTACTCAAGGTCTATCCATTCATACAGCTCTAGCTTACTGAAGGCCTTGAGCTTCAACCCCAGCACCTCATCCTGGTATCTATTGGGTGGCTGATGGCTATACCAATTGACCTGCTTAATTAAGGCATTGAGCTCATCAATCTCGAGCTCCTCAATGATTTCAATATTAACATCGGCTAAAATAGAAAGGGCCTCACTATTGTAGTGATAGGCCCCTTGCGTTTTATCTATTTTACTTATCTCGATGAACTGCTCAAGCGTTACTTGGCTCCAGCTCTGGGGTAGCTTCAGCATTTTTAAACTGTTGGTTTACTTTATTGGCTATGTACATCACATACGGGATAGAAATATCCGCACTCATTTTGCAAATGAATTTAGCTTTGTGTTTAATGTGGGCCTCTGCGTAGTGTTCAGCAGGGGTTAGATCCTCACGTTTAAACATGACTGCCATCATTTGGCTGATGTAGTTTTTAGGCTTCTCGATTGCTAGCTTCTCGATGTGCTTAGTATCTCTAACCGTTAGCTTCATCTGAGCCGTATAGGTGTAACCATCTATCTCGATGGTATCAATGGTAGGATAGTCAATGTTTTTATCCAGGCTATTGAAGGCCTTTACCATCTCGATAAAATCTGAGATATCCACATCCCAAAATTCCTTTTCAGGTATGCCTAGATATTCAAAGATTTTCAGGTGCTTATCTACAGCATCTAGGTCCTTATTATTATTGATCTCTGTGATCATTTCGAACTGCTCAATGGTGAGCTCTTTCATTTGGTTCGGGATCTCTTTCCCTAGGATTGTAATCATAATTTTTTTTTTAACAAATATAAGAAAATTCTAATATAGGTAAATGGCAGAAAAAAATATCCCTACCTATAAGATAACCATTGACCCAGCCTATGCTGAGAATGGTGAAGATCTTGGTATTGAACAAATAGCATTCACGGCAAATCCTGCCATTAAGGTAAAAGGGATGGCCTTCTCAAGTGAAGCTAAGCCAATGTTTTTTTCAGATGAACTAAAGTACCGCATCACGGCCCCTGCATTAATACCAATGGATATCTATCGTTATGATGATGACGCCAAACAGGAGTATTTTGTACAATTTACTAAGGAGGAGATAGAGAACATCCACGGTAAATTCATGAGGGATATGGTCAATAGAGACCTATTCAATCTTGAGCATGATACTGAGAAAACAGTACCTGCCTATGTGCTTGAGGCCTGGATTGTGGAGAACCCGAAAAAGGATAAAGCATATAGCTCTTTTGGTATCGAGGTGCCAGAAGGTACATTGATGGTAACGGCACAGGTAACGGATAAGGAATACTACGCAGAACTAGTTAGCCAAGAGCAAATTGGCTTTTCCATCGAGGGGTATTTAGGCATGAAATTAAGCGAGCAAACCAATAAAACAAAAATAAATATGAACAAGTTACCCGATGGCGAGCACCTAATCGAGGGTAAAATCTACGTCGTAAAAGATGGAGAGGTTATCGAGATTAAGGAAGTCGACAAAGTAGAAGCCTCTGAAGAGGTAGCTCTTGAGGATACGGTAGTGGAGGAAGAGGAAACAGTTGAAACAACTGAAGAGGAAACTATGGCTGTAGATCCAGAGCTAGATGCTGAGGCAGTATTGGCAATTGTTAAGCCAGCTATTGAAGAGCAGGTTAATGCATTAGTAGCTATGATTGCTGATTTGCAAAACCAATTAGATCAAGCTCTAACTCCAGAGATGGAAGAGGAGGAAGTGGAGATGAGTGAGGCTGTAGCTCTTAGCGTACAGCAGAGATTTAGTAACGTAAATAAATTTATAAACAAATAACAAAATGAGAAAGTTAAAATTCGATTTGAATATCGACCCAACTGCTTTATTAGCAGCAAACCCTGAGGCATTCTACTCTAAGGCATATTTGTCTGAGGATACTGCCGACAATTACCGAGCTCTTCCTGGAGTAAAGTACAAAACTAAATTAGCTTCTGTTACTTTTGGTAACATCCTACAGGCTTCTAGCTGTGCCTTTACCGCTCCAACTGATGACCTAGATGCTAAAGAAATTGACGTATGTGCTCTTTCTGCAATGGCTCAGATTTGTCAATTTGACCTTGAGCAATCATTCCTTTCTTTGCAGATGAGCAAAGGATCAAATGGTGATTTCTCTGTAGCTTCTTTCATGAGCTTCTACTGGTCTGAAATGGCTAATAAAATCAATGGAGATCTTGAGAGCATCCGCTGGCAAGGTGATACAGCTTCTTTGAACCCTACACTTGCATTGTGTGATGGTTACGAAAAATTATTAGGAGCTGTAGGTTCAGGTGTTATCAATGGAGGAACTGGTGCTATTGCTAACTTTACAGCTCTTGAGGCTGCATTATCTGCTGCATTTGCTTTGTTACCTGCTACTATTGCAACCAGAACTGCTGATTTACGTTTATATATGCCTACACAATTGGTTAACATCTACCGATTAGGGGTAGCATCTGGTAACACCCAGGCATACATCACTCAGGATCTAGCGTTAACATTCTTAGGTGTTAAAATCGTAGTTTGTCCAGGGATGTCTAACAACACTTTTGTATGGACTTTGAAAGATAACCTTATCTATGCTTTCGATGCTGAAGGTGATAGCTCTGATTTGCGTGCTGTTAACTTGGCTGATACTGTAGCTGAGCCTTACATCCGTACTCGTGCTAACATGAAGGTAGGTTTCAACTTCGTTAACCCAGGAGAGATCGTATTCTATTCATAATTAATAACCGAGCTCTCAGCAATGGGGGCTCTTTAATACTTTTAAATCATGCCTTGTTTAGTTCTTGAAGACATAGTAAAATCATGCGACAATAACTCTGGTGGTATTTATGGTATCTGGATAAATCAACAGGATGAGATCGCATCGATAACTCCTACCAATCCTTCAGCAGGAGCTGGATGGTCAATCACAGGTATCACATTAGCTGGCGTTAACTTGTTTCAAAACTTCTACATTAGACGAAATACCTCCAACTTTACAGAGGAGAGTAACATCGATCTAGTGAATGGTAGCTCTTTCGTTACCTCTACAATTAACCTAATGTTTCACCGAAGAGATGCTGCAAAATCTCGTGCCATTAAAATCTTAGGTGGTGGACAGCAGTACCTTACTGCCATCATTTTGGATGCCAATGGTATTTATTGGTACTTCCCTTACCTTCAGGTAAGTGCAACAGGTGAAGGTTCAGGTACAGCTCGTGCAGATGGTAGTAAATATTCCGTTACTCTAGTTGCGGAAAATGAGTACCTGGCATATGAGGTGAACATGACCCCTGTACAATTGCAGGCCATCGGAGTACAATAATCAGCTCCACATATATCTAAAGGCCCTCAGCAATGGGGGCTTTTTTTTAACATTCTTTTAGGTATTGAATAATATAGGTATGATCTACATTGAGCAGGGAGTAGTTAACCAGATAGTCCTTACCTTATCAGAGGTTACTACGGTGGCAAACCCACATTATTTGTTTGTGTTCACCAACGAAATGAATACAACAAGTACCCCTCAATTATTTACGGCACCTGATACAAGTGCCTATCCAGAGAGATACAATTTATTTAGCCTCAATGAGCCTACAGATATCTCATTGATACAGGGCCAATTTACATACGAAATATACGAGAGTAATTTACCCTTTGTTTTACCCTTATCGATTGCACAAACTACAGGGGTAGTTATTGAGGAGGGCAGAATGGTAGTAAGTGGACCAGCAGGCAACTCAATATACGATTAATTATGGCATGGTATAGCGACATCTTTAAAAGCAAATCAAAAGGCCCCGAGGTAGTGGAGGGGTATCAATCATTTTCTACTCCATTTCTTCCCGTAGGCCGTGGTAACTTAACCCTACCCTATGTAAATGGTAGGTATGATACTAATAAGGAGGTACGTTTTGGTACGGATGGATTATACCCAGAGCTCTTAAATCAAATGTATTACAGCTCACCTTTGCATGGTGCCATTGTGGATTACAAAACCAATGCTGTAATTGGTGGTGGCTTTGCTTTGAGCACGGATAAAATGACAGCTCAGGAAAAACTAGAGCTATATACATTCGAGAAAAAAATCAATCTTAAGCACATTGTAAAAGCCACAACAAAACAGCTCATTCTACATAATCGAGTTTACTTTAAGCTGTGTTTTGACAAAAAAAGAAAGCTAACTAAGATTGAAAACGTAAGCCCTGAAAAAGTAAGGGTATCTAGGGATAGAAAAATGTACTATCTATGTGATGACTGGAGCACCCGTATTGATATTAGAGAGATTAAACCCTATCACATCACCTGTACCGATGAATATCAGCTCTATTGCTATGAGATCAAATCAATGGGGCAGGATTACTACCCACTACCTACCTATACAAGTGCACTTAATTTTGCGTTTTTGAGTGGCGATCTTTCCTATTTCGCAAAGAGTAACATTCAAAATAGCGTTTTTCCATCCTTTGCTATGATGTTCCCCAAAAGGCCACAATCGGAGGAGGAGAAGCACATGATTAAGGAAACAATTGACAGGCTCAAGGGTGCAGCCAATGCTGGTAAGGCCGTTGCATTTTTTGCCAATAGCCAGGATCAGCTCCCAAAGATAGAGGCCCTTCCAAATAACAACAATGACAAGCTATTCCTGGAGGCATCACAATTGAATACTGAGCAAATCTGTTTTGCACATACCATTGACCCTATTCTCATGGGTATCCGTACGGCAGGAGCTCTGGGTAATGGTTCCGATATTAAGCAGGCATACATTATATTTGAGAAAAACGTGGTCATGGAGCTCCGTAACCAGATTACAACAATATTTAACGAGCTGATAACTATTGCTAGGATACCTGCTGAATTTACGATCAATAACTTCCAGATCATTAATGAGACCATCGTAGAGCTGGAGGAGGATACTAGCAAAACAAATGATGCACTCAATAGCCTAAGCCCATTGGTAGCTACAAAGGTTCTTGAGACAATGACAATAAACGAGATACGAGCTCTGGCATCCTTACCGCCAATAGAGGGAGGAGATGTAACACAAGCCGTTGCCAATGCAACAGCACAACCCATTGCATAATGTTATATTTTATTACCGAGAATTACCTTAAAACAAATACCCCGATAACGGCTAACGTGGATGTAACAGATGTTACCCCATACATAGCTACTCAATCGGCATTAAGGATACAGCCTATCCTGGGAACTGTATTCTATAATCATCTATTGACAGCCTACAATGCTCAGACCTTAACCAATGATGAAATTGATTTGGTAGAATTTATACAGCCAGTCATTGCATGGAGGTCAGCAGAGGATGCCGTCTTTGGATTGACCTACCAATTGAAAAACAAAGGCCTTCAAACGCAAAACGGAGATTATTCTGCTAGTGTATCCAGGTCAGAGGTAGCCTTCGGCATGGAGCACTATGCACAGAAGGCCTCTTTCTTTGAGCAGAGATTGATCAGATGGCTACTAGCTAACAAGGCACTATTCCCGATATTTACATCTGCTGCCAATACTGATACCGATTTACGGCCAATGTTTAACCATTGCTCTTGCATTAACGAATGGACCACAACCTGCACAGGGCTATGTGGTAACTTCAGAGAGAATGGATACAATAACAGCATCTTAATTCTGTGAGGGCACAGCTCAGCATATTACTTACATCAATTCAGGCAAAGTGGCCTGCATTAATAGCAACAATCATGGCGTTTTTCATGCCTATCTATGGGCTTTTATTCTTAATAGGATTTGCCATTATCCTGGATACCATTACAGGCATCTGGAAGGCCAAAAAAACAAAGGTACCCATCACTAGCAGGGCAATTAGGGCTATTGTGCCTAAGTTTTTGCTCTATGAAATTACCGTTATTTTGTTTTATTTGATAGATTATTTTATATTAAATGATATTATTATAAAGTTTTTTACTGTACCTTTAATGCTAACCAAAGTAATGGCATTGATATTGGCATCCATTGAGGTAATCAGTATTAATGAGAATTATAAGGCCGTGCAAGGCATTGATCTCTGGCAAAGTGCTAAAAGGTTAATGAGTAGAGCTAAGGAAATAAAGCAAAATACCAGCGAAATATGTACACCAGAGAACAAATCGAGCGAGCTGTAAAAGATAAAGGATATAAATGGTTTGATGATGCATCTAATAAGGGCTATGATGTCAATATTGTAGGCATCAGAAACAATGCCCCATCCATAGCCGATAAGGTTACGAATGTTTTTGACGATCATATTACCATCAGCTACAAGGATAGCCTAGGTAACTGGAATTTTTTCTGTTGGAATGCTACTACTGATCCAGGAAAGAAAGGAGTACAGCAATACCACAACGCCAAAGGAGTAGCTAGATTGGTTCCTGGACAATATAGAGCTACATGGTGCATCGATAAACACCAGGGCAAATATGATGCTCTTTGCCAGAGGCTTGGAGAGGTAACCGTATGGAGGGATGGTAACAAGGATTTAAAATTCGATGAGGTCAAAACCGATAAAGGTATCTTTGGTATTAACATCCACAAGGCAGGTACTGACAGCACATGGGTAGAGAACTGGAGCGAAGGGTGCCAGGTATTCAAGAGGGTAAAGAACTTTGAGACCTTTATGTTTATCTGTAAAAAAGCAGCTAAGATTCACGGGAATAAATTCTCCTATACATTATTAGAGATATGAGGTACCTGATACCATTATTATTATTGATATCCTGCTCAGCTCCTAAGCGGGCCCAGTATCATTACAAGCGAGCCCTGGCTAATGGGCTTAAAATTGAGGTAGCTACTGATACAATCAAAGTGCTGAAGGTGGATAGCTTCCCTGTTATTGTTAATGATACCATAGTATGGGAAAAAGTTATCTCATATCACGATACGGTAATACGTTACCAAAATCAAATCGTAGAAATCCCTAAAACGAGATGGCAAACCAGGATAGAGTACCGTGAGAGGGTAAAGATTGAGAAAATCAAAGGAGCTACTGAGGTAAAGGTAATTAAAGAGCAGGCAAAGATAGCAAAGGCAACTAAGGAGGTAAAGTACCGCACTAGGTGGTGGCCATTTGTTGTGGGTTTAATCATAGGTTTAATCATACCTTATCTATTACAAGGTGGCCTATTAGATAGGATATCCCTGTGGCGTAAATTATGATAAGAAAAAGATTGTTTTACGACATTGAAACCTCTTTCAATGTTGGGGTATTCTGGAGAACAGGCTACAACATCAATATAAATCCTCAGGATATCATTCATGAGAGGGCCATCATTTGTATATGTTATAAGTGGGAAGGTGAGGATGAGATTCACAGCCTAACCTGGTCAAAGAACCAGAGTGATAAGGCCATGTTAAAGGAATTTACCAAACTATTGGCACAGGCTGATGAGATAGTGGCTCACAATGGTGATAGATTTGACCTCAAATGGATACGCACACGGGCCTTAATTCACGGCATTGATGTTATGCCTCATCCGAAAACTATTGATACCCTTAAACTTGCTAAAAAGTACTTTAATTTCAATAGCAATAAACTCGACTACATTGCTAAATTTCTTCAGGTAGGTGCTAAGATGGAAACGGGAGGGCTTGACCTTTGGAAAGATATAGTATTTCGTAAAGATCAGCAGGCCCTGGATAAGATGGTGGAATATTGTAAGATGGATGTACAGGTACTTGAGAAGGTATATAATAAGATACAAGGATATACATTACCTCAGCACAATTATGCAGTACAGCATGGAGGCGATAGGTATGAATGTGTAGAATGTGGGGGTACAAACTATCAATATAACAAAAAGGTAGTTACCAGAGCAGGCACCGTACACCATTGGGTAAAATGTAAGGACTGCAACAGCTACAATAAGTTAAGCCAACTGGTATTTAGTAAATATCAGGAGTACATATACAGAAAAAAGAAAAATATTTTCTAGCTAATTCCTTTATTTTACAAGGGTTTCAAAAATAATTTGTTAAAAAATGCAAAAATTTGTCAATAAAGTTTTGCATATATGAAAATGTTATATATCTTTGTAAGGTCAATATGACGCAAAACCCATAAAAAAAATGATTATGAAAGCGACAGAAATTAGAATTGAAAGAACAAAGAGCTACGGACATTACCGAGTAACTGGAGTAGTGGAAGGTACAGAAGTATCTTGCATCACTACCAATAGCGAGGCATTTGATTACCTTAATGATGATGAGGATGCGGACAAACAAGCTGCAGCTCAAGCTCATTGTGAGATGATTTTAGAATTAACCTTTGAAAATTTATAATTATGAAAGACCCGTATGTAAATAGCTTACTCAGCTTTATCGTATTAGTCGGCATGACAGCCGTAATGTATTACTCTTTAATCTATTCAATATGTGGATCAATATAACAGATGACAGTATAAGAAATGAGTTTCAAGCTGAATTCGAGATCTTTGACTATTCAGGTGAGTTTAAATTCAGAATGTTCAGAGATGATACCTTTGATATATATGATGTTGAGGCAGTCACATCTGAAGGTGATGACTATACCTTGAATGATATACAGATGGAAGGTCTTTACTATTGGCTTCAGGAGCTCATCAATGAGCAATCTATATGCTACGACAATGGCTCTGGCGTACATGAGTGGGATGAACACTGGACTTGCGGATTATGAACCTCTACGAGATGGCCAGATGGTGGCGGAAGCAGAGCCTACCCCATGACAGGGGGGGCTCATTTGATATAGAACTTTATTTACAAATTTTAAAAACTAAGTACGAATGTTTAGATTGTTATACTATGCAGGCGGAAGTTTCAGAGAGAGTTACGACTTCCCAACAGAAGCCCTTGCAAACTGGAAAGCCAGAGAGCTGTACCGATTAGGTACCCATAGATTAGGTCATTTTATAATTGAGAAGCTATGAATCAGCACAAAATATACAGGGTACTTAGGCTCATGCAGTTACTTCAGGATAAGCCCAGGACCGTTAGGAGCATGGCCAGGTACTTAGGCACCAGTGAGCGCACAGCATATAGATACATTCAGCTTTTTATGAAGCTAAAGATGCAAGTAAAAAAAGATCAATTTAATAAATACTTTATACAAAAATGAACGAAGAAAGATACAAAGTAGCAACAGATTTGAATCAGGACATCATTGATATCATTAATGAGTACCAATTGAATATACCAAAGAGAACACCAGAGATAGCCTTTAAACGTTTTTTCCTATACAATTTCCTGCATAAACGCAGGCACCTATCTACCACAATGATAGGCAGGATGTTTGGGAAAAACCATGCTAGCGTTATTCACGGCATAAGGGAGCATGAGTACTGGTGGAAGAAAAAAGATCCTTACTACCTCAGAGCTGTATATCCATTGCCCGAGCTCATTAACCACAGGAGAGAGGATGTTAATAGCTATGATGTGAAGGTAATGCACCTGGATGACCAGGAGGTTAAATTGACCATTACTGGAGTATTTTCTCCAAAGATGTTAACATCTATTGAACAATTAATGCAACGTGAAGAAATTGGCCGTATATTTACCCCATCATAATTATAATGTGGGTTATAATTGAAGGGAGTCAAGGCTCCCTTTTTTTGTCATGACAGCATGACGATGTGCCAATTCTCTTTATATACCCCCCTTGAAATATGAGTAACTTTTTTTTTGAAACTTTTGCAAATTTATCGTCATATCGTCATGAAATCACGGAAACGCAGTACTGTATTGAGTTTTAGCCATGACGATAAAAAAAATTTATCGACATTTGTCGGCAGTATTATGTCATTAATTATATTTGTACCCTATGTATAACCCCACAATTTCAGTTTTCCGAAGCCTATTCAATAGTAAGGAAACACCATTTAAGCTAACAGCTCTAGAAGTATTTAACCGTATTAAGCAAGGTAATCCTGATATAATAGCTAAAATCAACAGAATAAGAGCTGGAGATCCAGAGAGTAAGAATCAACTCATGGCCATTATGTTTAACGGCACCTTTAATGAGCGTAAAGATGATGGCCTGGTAGCTCATTCTGGGCTATGTGTATTAGATTTCGATAAGTACCCTAATGAGAAGGTACAGCAGGAGGAAAGAAAGAGGCTCATGGAGTGCCCGTATGTTTATATGCTTTTCACCTCCCCATCGGGTAATGGGCTGAAGGTAGTGATAAGTATACCAGAAAGTGATAAATTTGAGCACAAACGTAGGTTTAAAGCATTCGAGCAGTATATACAAAGTGATTATTTTGATAC